GATCCATCTTTTCTTTTAGATCCAATATCTACCCATTTTTCTTGAACCCACTTACGTAAACTCATATTAATATTTTTTAGTAACTTTTCTTCTGTTTTCCATTACACCACCACAACCTTTTGCAATGCCACCTTGTTTATAATTAGATACCATTTTTCTTTGTTGTGAAAGACTTCCACCTTCTGCCTTTTTCTTACGTCCACCTGGAACTATTTTACCAGAACATACAGCGCTCGCGTACATGTTCGCGTACGCGCTCGGGTACACTTTAAATTTTCTTTTAGCTGCTGCTTTTCCTCTTGGGCAAAGTTTAGCCATTTATTTTTTCTTTTTTGATAATCCAGCTTCTGAAAGAGCAATTGCTACTGCTTGTTTTCTGGATTTTACAACTGGACCTTTTTTACCAGAATGTAACTTACCAGCTTTAAATTCTTTCATAACTTTTCCAACTTTAGCTTGACCACCTTTTTTAAATACACCTCTGCCTTTTAAAACATCAGCTCTAGTAACTTTTCCATCACCAGTTAAATCAGGGAATGCTTTACCACCTTTTGCTAAACCTACTCTAGCAATACCTGTTCCTCTTTTTTGAATTCCAAGACCAGCCATTATCTTTTCCCTTTCATCATTTTGCCTTTTTTCTTTTTAGACATTTTAGCAGTTAACATATCAGCTTTTTTCATTTTACCTGATTTAGTTTCTTTGTATCCTTTTTCTTCCATAGCATATTCTTTAGCTTCTTCCGCCATAGATTCCATTCCTTCATGTTTTTCAGACATGTCAGCATAACCACCTTTTGCTAAACCTACTCTAGCAATTCCATTTCCTCTTTTTTGTATCCCTAGTCCAGCCATTTTATTCTCCTTATCCGTTTTCTTGTTCTTTGTTTGATACCGGTTTATTTGCCATAGTGCGTGCCACCGATTCTGCACTTCGTCCCACAACGTAACCTCCCAGACCAATTTGTAAAAGGGTCCATACGTCTCCTGGTAGAGTTATAGTTATAGAAGCTTTAAAAAAAAATAATATAACAGGTCCTAATACATAGTTCCATATTAATATAAAAATCAAAACATACATTAAAAGTGGCCTCCAGCTCGATGCGAACCATCCAGCTTTAGCTTCAGCTTCAATAATTTTTGCTGCAGCAGTTAATTCTTGTGTATGAGATTGCATTAATTGCGTTTGCAATTGTGCTTTTAATTTTTCTTGTAAATCTTTATCTGGAACTGATTTTTCTATTGTTGAAAAAAGAATTTTGGCTAACGGAGCTACAGCATTTAATACTGGTAACATGTTAGTACCACTTAGCTGATCTTTTTTTCTCTGGTAAAATACTTCCTTGACCTTGAACTTCTTGAATTTGAGTTTCGTTTGGTTTTGACATCTCAATATCTACACCACCTACAAGATATCCTTCAGCATTAGTGTATTTTGAATGATTAACATCAACTTTAGCTTTAGAATCTTTAGTAAAAGTTCTTTTTGCGTTTGCTAATTTTTCATTTTGTTTTTTCATAGTCTTTTTATACTCCTTTTTTATCGATTTGGGAATCTATTTTTAAGTTGAGCAGATAAAACAGTCTTTTCTAACGAAGTATTTGCTCTTAACTTAGCTAAATCTTCATTTTGTTGTAGTTTTTGACTATCTGTTGACTGTGCCATCATTGCTTTCATCTTATCTAGATTGATTCTTTCATTGCTCTCTTGTCGTTTTCTATCATTTTCTTGAGCTTGAAGATCTAATTCTCTAGATTTAAGTTTAGCAATCGGGTCATTATCAAATTGTGATGTAATTTTCTTCTCTTCATTCATAAATTCTTCCATCATCTCAGCAATCAATACAGCTTTTCTTGCTTCAATTTTTTCAGACAACATTCTTACTTGAATTTGTACTTGTGGATTTTGCATTGCTTGTGGATTTTGTTGTATTTGTTGTAATTGCATCATCTCTTGTTGAAATTCTATTTCAACTTGTTCTTGTGCCATCAAAGAAATGTGTTCAAAACAATTTTTCTCTAATGATGCCATAATTTGAGGAGCATTTCTTGCCATATTAGTCGCCATAAAATTTAAATGCGAAGTTATATGAGCTCTATGGTCTTGTCCTGGAAAAGCTTGGAATGGTTTCCCTGCAAGAGCATCAATGTGCTCTAATGCAGGGTCCTTTGGTGTGGGTTGATCTGGTTTTAATAAAATACTATCAATATCTCTAACACCTAATGCTGAATACATATTTCTGTAAACTTCATACATGTTATGAATTCCAGGATTAGCCATTGCAAGTTGTAATTCTGTTTGTGCAATAGATATTCTTTGTGTTTGTGAAAATATATTTGGATCAGCAATTGGAATAATATCTACTTTGTCATCAAAGTCAGTTTGTTTAATTGTTCTAGAAGCCCCTACAACTTCATAAGGATATTCTGGTGGTAAATATAACTTAAATACGTTTGCTAACAATTTAAATTCTTGTTTCATTGCTGCATATAGTCTTTTGTGAATTGCAGACATTGTTCTGCTACCACGTTCTAGCAAGGCCACGGTCGTGCCCACTGCTGCTTGCTGATTCCCATCCCCTACTTGCATGTCAGCAATTGAAGCAAAGCGCTGACCTGCTTGAACCACGACCCCCATTAATGCTAATAAAGTTTGTGACGGTTCCTTGTATGGTAAAGTCATAAATGCATCTCTTAAATTTCCTCCAGGTGCATCTACATCTCTCCATTCACCAGGTTGAATAGATTGAGCATCATCTCTGATTCTAATTCCTCTTTGTTTAAATCCTGCAGGTAAATTAGATAATGTTCCTGCATCTAATAATTGACGTAAAGCTTGTGTAGCAGTTCTAGATAAACCACCAATCATTTGAATTAAACCATTACCATAAAAACCAAATCCTGGTAAAAATTTAAAGTGTACAAAATAATTAATTTTATTTTTTAATGGATCATTTTGTAAATAATTACGTCTAATAGATAAAACTTCTCTAGATCCTTCTTCAATTGTTACAATGTATGGAAGTTTAATTCCAGTGGGCTCACCAGTCTGAGGATTCATATCTTCAAATCCTTCCAGATCTAAATTAACATGACATTCTAATAAAGTAAAAACATCTTCAGTTTGACCACTCATAGTCACACCTTCTAATTGTCTTTCTTTAGATTTAATGTCATCATCTTGTGTTAATTCATCAGATGCTACTAATTCTATGTCTCTATAAAAACCTGCAACTTGTTGTTTTCTTAATTCGTTTTCTGAAATTTTAATAACATGAATAACTGAATCTGCTTCTTCTAAACTGTTTGCAGTGTATGGAACAATAATATCTTGAGCTTGAATAAATTTAGAAACAGCTCTTCCTAATAATTCATCATAATAAACTTTTTTAAATGTAGATCCTGATAATGGTAAATAAAATAACATCTGATCAAATTCTGTTTCATATTCTTTCATGACATCCATCATTTGATAGTTCATAAATTCAGCAACTCGTTCTGCTTGATCTTCTATTTCAGGAGTTGTTGCACCAACAACTTGAGTTCGCACCGGTCCTTCTGGTGGTAATAATTCTTTGTAAGCTAAAGCTTGAAATTGTGTAACTGCTTCTGCTAATACTGGATGTGTTGCACTTGATGCACCTTGAAATGGTTCTGTTCTTGATTCGTATTTGAATCCAAGTAAATCTAATCCTTGGGTATAAGCTTTTTCCCAATCCGCTCTTGAATCTTTGTAAGATTGTGCATCTTGATAAAGTTCTGATCCTAATCTATTTAAAACTGTTTCATCAATAACTTCAGCAAGGTTTGCATTAAATTCTGTTTCACCTGATAAATCTTTTGTTGGATCAAAATTAATATCCACACTACCATCTTCGTTTTCAGTTACTTCAGTTGGTGAAGTAGGCATAGCTTCAGTCTCACTCAAAACAAGTTCTGTTTCTTGTTCTGGAGTTAAAGGCTTACTTATTGTTGGAATAGGTTTTTCTATTTCTGCCATTTGTTATTTTCTCCGATTTAACTGTTCTAACAGTATTATAACTAATATTCAAGCCCTGTGGGTTAGGTCCACGTAATGGAGGTATTGTTCTAGTTAATCTTTTAGGTTTATTCATCTAATAATCCCTCATCTCTCATTTGATCATAATAAATTTCTCCATCTGGATATCTATTAACTACATCTTCATGAGGATT